CCTGGCCGGGTTCGAAGGTGAACGCGGTCAGGCCTTCGGGGGTGCGCTCTTCGACGTGCCGGCGGCTCTTGTCGTGCCGGATGTAGTGCGCCTGGCGCTGCCCGAGCTCGGTGGCCTCGTCGAAGGTGGACCGGAACCCGTTCAGGTACGCCGCGCAGTCCACCTCTTCGCAGGTGGCGGGCCGCCAGTGCGTGGATCTCGGGGCGATGATCTGGTACGTCTGGTACGCGGCGGCGCCCATCCGCGGGGGGATCCGCTGCCCGTCAGGGCTTGGCATGGTCATCTGGGCCGCCTCTCATGCGCGCGGCGGACCACGTCGAGGATGTGCTGGTCGGGCGGTGCCAGGTTCAGCTTCAGCTCGATCGTGCCGGGTGTGAACTTCAGCCAGCCCGGGGGCGCGGCGTCCGGCGCTTCGAGGGCATCGAGGGCATCGAGAGCTTCCATTGCCTTGCGTCGTCGCAGCGCGGGCACGCCCGTGTCACAGCACGCCTCACGCGGCCACCTGTCGGTCGGCGGGTCGAGCTGGTCGCCGTGGTACAGGCAGGTCTCGGGGAGCTGCTCCAGTGCGGCGCGGATCGTTGAAAGGTCCACTAGAAGGTCACCGCCGTCAGGTTGCGCGTGTTCTGCACGGCGAACGCCAAGCTGGTGAAGCCACCCGTAGTGACGGTGACGGCCCGCACGTACTGGCGCAGGGTTCCGGCCGCCGCGATGCGCTGCGACTGCGGCGTCACCGCCGTGATCTGCGCGAACGCCATGCCCGCGACGTCGGCGAACGTGACGTTGTCGGCGCTGTCCTGGATCTTCACCGTGGCGTCGGTGCCGGTGAACCCGAACACCTGCAGGTAGGCCTGCGCCCCGAAGCCCGTCGAGTACTGCCATGACCAGGTGGGTGCGACGGTGTACGTCATGGAGATCGTCTGGCCGGGCAGTACCGGGTACGTGCCGGCCCCGGCGCCCACGGTGGCGCCGTTGACGCTGACGTTCGTCATCGTCCCGCCGGTGATCACGACCTGCACCGGGTAACCGCTGGTGTTGGTGACCGGCGTGGCCGAGGCCGGGACGGCTGGCGTGGTCAGGCTTGGCGCGCTGTTGAACGCGACCCCGTTCGTCGCCACGGTGTCGGTGCGGATCCCGGGGGTGAGCTGGTCGCCCCACTCCAACCCGAACCCGTCGCCGACCGTCGCGACCGCGAACGTGAGGTCACCGGCCGCCGAACGGGTGCCGTCGTAGTTCAACTGCTTTCCCACCATCGACGCGGCCGGGGATCCGATCGCCGGGGTGTGGAAGTAGGAGGCGACCTGGTCGCCGAGCGGCAGCGCGGACAGCACCGGGTGCGCCCGGCCGGTCGACGGGTTGAAGAACGGCACGAAATCGATACCGCCGTCACGGCGGCCGCCGATCCGCTCATAGCCGGAAACGTTGATCCCGGTCACGTCGAACGTGGCGATGCTGCCGCTGATCTTCCCGACGCTGCCGACGTCGTTGGACAGGTCGTACCCGCCGAAGTAGAAATTGGCGCCCAATCCGCCTTGCTTGGCCATTCATCCCTCCTCAGGGGGTCTGCGTCCACACGTCGTTCACGATGAGCGGGAGAGTGATGGTCATGACGCGCATCAGCTTCCCGTCCTGGTTGATGTAGCCCGCACGGGCGGACAGGCCCGGCCCGTTCGCGCCGAACACGTCCACCTCGCGGATCAGGCCGTTCAACGTGAACGCCCCGTTGTACGCGGCCATCAGCTGGTCAACGGCGTCAACGATCTTCGGGTCGATCGCATCCAGGGGCGGCGCCGTCATGGAGGTGTAGAGCCGGATATTGAAGACCAACCGGCTCCCGGTCAGCGCCAGACCGGCCGAGATCGAATCCACGGCATCCGCCCACACCGCCGCCGTCAGACCGCTCGCCCCACCCGTGGGTGCGCTCTTCGGTTCGTGCCCGTTCACCGTGTCGAACAGGCCCAGCGACGACGCGTGAGAGGTCACCTGGTCGAGGACGGCGGCTACACCAAGGCCGGCCATTACAGCTGCCCCAAGTACTTCTGCAAGATGGGCTCGCAGATGGCGCGGCGCTCGTTCTTGACCGTTTCCATGGCGCGCCGGAAGCTGCTGTACCCCTTGAATCGGGTGGTCTGGTTCCTGCTGCCCGTGCCTTCCAGCCAGGGCCCGTAGATGACGCCGTTGTCGTTGACGACCACGTCCACGGCGTTGACGACCACCTGGATTTGCGTCTGGTAGTACGGGGTCGAATGCACGATGGAGGCGGCCAGGTTCTGCTGCACGAGCTCGTAGGCGCGGTCCGCGAGCGCCAGCTCCGCTTCGGCCATGTAGACGCGCAGGGTGATGTCTTCGAGGCCGGTGAACAGCGGCCCGTTCGCCACGAACGTCAGCTCGCTCATATGACCCTGCTTCGGGCCTTGCGGCCGAACGCCTGGATGCAGTCCTCTTGGATCTGGCCGATGCCGCGCCCGGTGAACTCCTTCTGGTGGTCGCCGGAGCCTTGGACGCGGGCGTACCCGGCGCCTTCCTGCAGCACCTGGTTGATGGCCAGGGCCAGGGCGAGATCCTTGACCAGGCCTGGTATCTGGTGGCGGAGGATCGGCGCGGCGTTCAGGTGGGTGGCCGCCGTGGTGCCGAGGACGCCGCGCTCCACGACCAGTTGCCGGGGCGCGTAGATGGTGGACCCGTTGTGCGCGGCCAGCACGGACCCGTCGTACGCCCGCTTGACGGTCAGGTTGTTGCCGATGATGTCGAGGACCAGCATCCGCTCGGTGTCCAGGGTGAGGGTCTCGTCGATCGCGTACGCCGAGCCGTTGGTGACGGCGACCTGGTCGTTCGCGGCCGACGCCGACAGGGGGGTCTGCAGGGTCTGCCCCGTCGTCACCATGGTTTTGCCGGTGACGTTCATGCGCTCGGTATCGATGAGCAGGCTGTTGCCGACGCCGGTCTGTGAGGAGTCCGACACCTGGATGGTGGTGGCCGTCGCCGAGTTCACCGCGGCGGTGAGCGTGCCGGCCGGGGCGGTGTCGGCCCCGTACGCCCATAGGCCGGTGATGGCGGTGTCGCGTTGCGGTGTGGACGACCCGCCGAATGCGTAGCTCTGGTCCCGCTTCAACTCCAGGTAGGTGAACGGCGGCCCCGAGTTGGCCGGTTCGAAGTTGCACGCCGACAGGGGGATCGTCTTCCCGCCGGAGGTCACGGAAGTGGGGATCGCGGCGAGGTCGAGCGCCCAGTCGCCGAACCAGATCCGCCACGGGTAGGAGTACTGGAGCGACGGCCAGTCGAAGTACTTCGTGGCCAGGACGGGGAAGAACTTGCGGTGCAGCAGACCCTCAACGTTGCGCGTCGCGGACTCAAGCGCCCGGTCGACCTGGAGATTGTTCCTGGCCGTCTCGGCCTGGTCCAGGCCGCGCTTGACGTCCTCACGCGTGGCTAGCCACCCGCTGCTCACTGTTCTTCACCCCCTCCTGGTCCCTTGCTTTCTTGGCCGACAGCCCGAGGGCTGTGGGATTGGGTCGTATGAAGTTGTTGGCCTCGCGGGGCCCATGTCCCGATCCCGGTCGGGCGGTGCCCCGCGAGGAGCTCGGTCAGGCGGGCACCTCAGGGGGGTCCGCTGTAGGAGCCGGGGCCTTCGCTGACGCCGTCGAAGAGGCCCGCCGGCGGCTCCGGCCTGACCCAGTCGCGGGGCCACTGCCAGCCGTCGAACCGGCAGAAGAGGATTCCGGGCTGGGAGGGGGGTCCTGGGGCGAGGGGTTCTCCGTCGTTGGGGCAGGCGGTGGGGGGCCCGATGACGTTGGGGTCCTGCTCCCATTCGAGTCGGGCTGTTTTGCGGATGTCGAGGAGCTGATACCAGGAGATACGTCCTCACTCCCCTCGGGCGGTACGGGTACGGCGTCGCTGGGTCCGCCGTGGACGGTCACGTTCGGCATCTCCGGCATAGCTCCCTCTTCCTCGTATTCGGCCCCGCGGCACTGCGGGCAGCAGGGAGCGCCCACCGAGTAGGCGCTCCCGCAGCCACGGCAGAACCACAACACGTCAGGCCGCCACGACCTGCGCGCCGTTGTCCCACGGGATGTAGGCCATGGTCCACGCGACCTGGCCGGTGACCGTGGCCGTGGTCTGCTGGTTGATGACGCCGACGTCGAGCAGCCACGCCGACGTCATCACGTCCTGCACACCGCTGCCGGTGGCCAGGTCGGTGACCAGCGCGGACGCCGCCGACGACGGCAGGCTGAGGTGCACCCCGACGGGGGCGGCGAGGATGCTGCCGCCCGTGCACAACGCCAGGGAGCTGCCCGCCGACGCGACCGCGTTGACCGACAGCGAGCACGCCAGGTTCTGGACCGCCGTCGTCACCTGGCCGATGAGGGCAACCAGCAGGATCCGGCCGCCGGAGATGGTGAAGATGTTGCCGGCCGCGGTGGCCGGCAGGCCGGCCGCGGCGCGGCTCACCTGGATGCCGAGCGCGATCGTGCGGACGTCGGCGTTCTTGATCAGGGTCGTCACGACTACGCCCCCAGCACTTCGAGGTTGACGGCCCGCCGCTGCGCCACGAGGTCGTGCAGGATGACCGTGACCAGCCCCGCCGCGGACGCCGTCACCTTCACGTACGCGTTCGGGGCCGGGATCTGGCTGGTGAGGATCTCGAACAGCGACGTGTACGCCGACGCCTGCACGACGGTGTTCGCGGCCGTCTGGGCCACGCGGGTCCAGGCGTGGGTGCCGTTGGTGTCGGCCCGCTGGTAGTAGTGGTTGATGAGGGCGCCCGGGCTGACGTAGGCGCCGCCGAACGTCGGCGAGACGGTGATCGTGAAGGTGTCGGCGCCGGTGCACAGAATCGACGCTGCGGACGCGCCGCGCAGCTTGAACGCCTGCCCCGACGCGATGGGGATGAAATCGACGTCGCGGCCGAGGCCTTCCATTCCTGCCATGACTGTCTCCTGTCTTCGAGTCGGTTACGGGCGGGCGGCGAGCTGGACGACCGGGGACAGCTGCGGGCCGCCGTTGGCGGGGGTGATCGCGGACTGCAACCACGGCTTGCCGTCCACGCGCTCGATCACGCGGTACGCGGTGAGGTCCTGGCCGAACTTGTACTCGGCCGAGGAGCTGACCTGCATGGACATGCGGTCGCCGACGAGGTAGTAGGAGGGGTCGATGAACGAGATGTCGCCGGTAGAGCCGAGCGTCGGCACCTTCTCCGTGAAGTACACCGGGCGTCCGAGGATGGTCACCGGGGGCGTGTCCATGCCGCCCTGGCCGCCCGCGTAGCTGCCGATCCACACCGGGCCGCCGCCGGTGCCGACCGACAGGGCCATGGTCGCCAGCTGCGGAAAGACGCTGATGTCGGCGATCCAGATGGCGCGGGCGAGGGAGCCCGGCAGCATCTGGGCGTACATCTTGACGATGTTCTCCCAGAGCAGCGTCTTGGACGGCTGCCCAGCCTCGGCGGCGACGGTGACAGAGCACGGCGCCCCGACGTAGCCGAGCGGCTGCCCGACACCGGAACCGGTAAGGAACGCCAGGTCCTCGAACCAGCTGATGGCCTTCGGGAACGTGGAGTCGAAGAACCCGGCGAACGCGGGGGCGTCCTGCAGCAACTCGTTCGGCACCTCGGCGTAGGCGACGAGCTTGCGGGCGTCCAGGACGACGCGGCCGAAGCTCGCCGAGGACGCCTGAAGGGATGCCGCCTCCTCCGTCCAGTACGCGGTGACACCACCCAGGACCGAACCGACGTGCGTGGTGTCGTCGATGACGGGGACCGGAACCCGCAGGCTCGACATCGGGATGACGGTGGCGCGGGGCCGCATGACCGCCGACTCCAGCGCGACCTGAAGGATCTCGTCCCGCAGAATTTCGGGGATCAGGAATCCGCCGTCGGCCGGGACCTCGGACCCGTAGGCGTTCTGGATCTCCGACAACCTGGCGAGCTTCGGAGCGAGGTTTGAGGTGAAGTCGCCGAAGCTGGATGCCTTGTGCCACGTCGCCCGCAGGAACTCGGCGGCGTCGGCGAACACCCCGTCGGCCTTCACGCCCAGCGCGTTGCGGTTGTAGAGGCTGTTGCGCGCCCCTCCCGGTAGGCCCTGCACGTACGGGCGCCGGTTGTGGGCGGGGCCGTCGGCGAACGACACGGGCGGCTTGGCGGCCGACCCGGAGTCCCGCAGGAACTCGGCCAGGACGAGCTGCATCTGCTCGCGGGCTTCGGCTTCGATCTCGCCCTTGTCGGCCTTGCGGAGCGCTGAGGCGTAGCCGTTGATGAACTCCCCGAACTTGTCCTTGGAGTCCCACAGCTCCTTGACCTTGGCCTTGTCCTCCAGGAACTCGTTCAGCGCGGCCGGGGAGTCCGGGATCGTGATCGTCACTTGGTCGCCTCCTCGGCGGGTTGAAGCCACGCCGGGGGTGGCGCGGTGTCGTCGTTGAGCCAGGCCGGGAGCGGCGCGGCGTGATCGTCTGGGGCCGGTACGGGCGGCTGAGGGGCAGCCGGCACGGGGGCGGGCGGTACGGGTACGGACTGCTCCGGCGCCTTGGGCGCGGGTTGCGGCAGCTCGGGCGCGTTCGCGAACACCGACAAGTCGAACTTCGCCGCCGCGGCGAGCGCCTCAGCGTCGGGGCGGTCCGACACCCGGTCAGCGAGACCCGCGGCGACCGCCTCATCCGCCGTGTACCAGGTCGTCGCGCGCATAGTGTCGCGCCACCCGTCCGCCTGCCCGCTGTGCCGGGCGTAGATGCTGGCCAGGTTGTCGGAGACCTTGTCGAGCATGTCGGCGTACTCGCGGAGCTCAGCAGCGTTGCCGCCGCCGTAGCCGTGCGCGTCGTGGATCATCATCATCGCGCCCGGCGCGATCTCGCGGATGGTCCCGGCCTGGGCGATGAAGCTGGCGGCGGAGGCGGCCAGGCCGTCCACGATGGTGGTGACGGCGCCCTGGCGCGCGGCGAGGCTGTTGTAGATCGCCAACCCATCGAAAACATCGCCACCAGGGCTGTTGATGTGCACCTCGAGGTCGCCTTCGATGCCGGCCAGCGTGGCGACGAAATCAACCGCCGAGACGCCGCCGAACATCCACGAGCCGCCGATCTCGTCGTAGATGTCGACACGCGTCGGGCCGCCGGCGCTGTTGGTGACCCGGTACCAGCCAGCACCCTTGGGCTGGGCGAGCAAGTTGGAGATGCGGCGCACGGCCCGCTCGAACGCGTTCACCGCGCCACCTGCTGCCCGTTGCCGTTCACCGGCATGCCCGAGAGCGCCCCGGGCCCGGCCACGATGAGGCCCGACATCTGATCGCCCACCGACTTGATCAGCTGCGCCCAGTCGCGCACGTCATCGCGTGCGAGCAGCACCGACAGGGTGGTGGAGGCGGTGCGGACCGTCAGGACCATCCGCTGCCCCGCTGGCGTATCCATCAGCGCGGCCGACAACTGCGCCGGGGTCTCGCCGAGCAGGCCGTTGCCAGTGTCGAACGGGGGCGGCTGCGGGTTCGGTGTCGTCATGCCGACACCAGGGAGTTCCACGCGGCGAGCCGCATCTGCATGAGGGCCTCCAGGGCGTCAGGGGCGGGTTCCGCATCGGGTGCGGGGGCGGGCGGGGCCGGAACCCACCCGGGCGGCAGCGCAGGCTCTTGCGACGCCTTCTCGACCACGCCCATGTCGGGCAGGCCCACGGTCTCGAGGACGTCGGCCGGGTCGTAGCCGGCGGCAACGAGCGCCGCCGCCGCCTCCGACTTGTTTTTGAGTTCGAGCGCGTCGCCCTCCCTATTGCCGGTGACGGGGTCATCGAAGTCCATTTCGACGCCCTCACCGGTGGAGCCGAAGAGCGGCAAATAGGAGCAGGCGAGGGTGTCTTTCCACCTGTCCAACCTGTCCATGATCAGGAACGACTCGAAATGCTCCTGCGCGGTCTCCGCGTTAGCGCGGTTGACGTCTTCGACGCTGCCCAGCATCGCCTTGTGCATCGCAAACGCCTCACGGATGACGTCCCTGCTGATGTTGCGGAGGTTCCCGAAATCCATGTCACGGATGGTGTGCGCGTTCGGCACCCAGGTGGCGCCCTGCTCCAGGACTGCGACGCGGTGCGCGGCGGCAACCCCCCGGTGCGTTTCCCGCCACCGGTTCGTCAGCTCATTCCATTCGTCATCCTGGAGCCTTTTATCAACCTGAATGACGCCGCCCGGGGTCGCCGAATTCAGGAAGAAATTCCTGTTCCAGGCGGCGCTGTATTTCGCGGCGTCGATGTCGATAAGGATGCTCTGAATGGGGCCGAGCCCGTGATAAGGATCGAACGGGTTCGGGTATTTGATCATGATCACGTCGTCGGGCATGAGCGGCACCAGCTCACCGCGGGGGCCCGTGTAGACGTAACCGGCCAGGTACTTCTCGCGGTCCGGGACCGGTTCCATGCGGTCGGGGCGGACCGTCCACAGCCCGAGCGGGAGGGATGAGCGCGGGTCGCGCTGGATGACCAGGTAGGCCTCGCCGGTCAAGTCCAAGTAGGTCTGGCTCAGCTCCCGCAGTGCGAACCCGCTCGTGAAGGGGTTGGGCTTCTTCCACACCGTCAGCGCCTGGTGCTTGATGACCTCGGTGCGCTGGTCGGAGCCTTTGTCGCCGGTGGTGTAGCGGCGGCGCCCGTCCACTGGTTGTTCCCGGTACATGCGCCATTGCTTCTTGGCGGTCTGCCGGGCCAGCATGCTGACGATGCTGAACACGGTGCCCGAGGCCCCGTAGGCGCGCATGTAGCCTTCGGGGTCGCTGTTGCCGCCGCCGGACAGGCTCGTCAGGGAGTGGCTGCCGCCGCCGGCGTAGGGGACGGGGCTGGCGGGGGCCTTGGCGAGGATCTTCCCTATCAGGCTGGCCATCAGACGGCCCGCAGGACGGAGATGTCGAGGCCCGCTTCGAGGACGATGATCTTCGTGTTGGGGTCCGGGATGACCGC